ATTAAGCGTTCTATTGAGCGCGGTGTGCAGCCGCAATGGCTGAATAGTGCGACTCCCCGGTACGGTGATTTCAGCGAAGTGCCGTCGCTTGCAGAGGCTAAGGAGCTGATTATTCGTGCCGAAGAGTCGTTTATGCAATTGCCGGCTAACGCGCGATTAGAGCTTGGTAATGATTTTACTCGTCTTCAGGGTGCTCCGAGAGAGTTCTTTGAACGTCATGGGCTTGTTGAGCCTAAGGTTGAGCTGGACTCGCCTACTGGCGAGTCAGCAACTGGGGGTGCAGGGGGTGATAAGCCCCCGCGTAAGACTTTGAAGAAAGCTACGTCTGATCATTCTGATCAGGATTGACAGTTACTTCCCTTGTTGTAACTGTCACTAGCGACAGAATTTGTTCTGTCGCTTATGATTGATACACAAAGGAGGTACGTATGTTCAGACGAAAGTTGTCAGGTAAAGCTTCGAGGAAGAATTTCCGTCGAGGCGCTAAGACCCATCGTAAGAATTTTAAGACCGCGCATCGTGGCGGGATTAGGTTCTGATTTCTGAAGCCCGGGCTGATGTACAAAGGCCCGGGCTTTTTGTTGGTTCCGCATGTCGTGTGCGAATCCTATGATTGCTGTGCGTATGCCAGGTTCTACTAAGAACGGCAAGACGCCTCTTCGTTTTTTGGGTGCTGCTAAGAAGTTCGCTGGTGAACTTCAGTTTAATATTTCCCGAGGTTGGTCTTCAGCGCTCGGTGATCCTATTTTGTTACCTTGTCGTCAGTGTATCAATTGTCGACTGTCCAAGTCTTCCGCTTGGGCATGTCGTTTGATGCATGAGACGAAGTCTCACGCATCTTCAGTTTTTTTAACTTTGACTTATGATGATTTTCACTTGCCAAAGAATGGTTCTTTGATTAAGTCTGATTTACGGACCTTTTTTAAGGATCTTCGAGGTAGGCTCGATTACTACGGTCTGGGTAAGATTAAGTTTTTTGGAGTTGGTGAATATGGTGAAATCTCGAAAAGGCCCCACTACCACGCCGTTATCTTTGGCGGATCTCTTGACCGCTCAGTCAATGACTATTGCCGATTGGAGGAAGAAAAGTCTCGTTCTGGAGGTTTACAGTGGTCTCACGACCTTATATCCGAAGTGTGGTCTCGCGGGTTGCATCGATTGTCAGAAGTTACTTTTGAGTCGGCTGCTTACGTTGCGAGATATTCGCTTAAAAAAGTTACGGGAGCTTCTGCGGTCGATTTCTACGGAGAGTTGCAGCCCGAGTTTCAGTCTTCCTCCAACGGTCTTGGAAAGGACTGGATTGAAAGATGGCAGGCGGACGTCTTCCCGGCGAACCAAGTAGTGTTGACTACTGGTACGCGTGATGTTCGGAAGTTGCCGCCTCCTGATTATTATTTGCGTTTGTTGGAGAAGCGGGATCCGTTTTTGTTTGAAGAGGTTAAGCGTAAGCGTTTATTGGTTTTAGAAAAGTTAGGCTCCGATGAATTTTTTCAGGAGCTTATTGATCGTGACCGTGAGGGTCAGGTTAAAACATTGGAAGCGAAAGCTTCCTTAATTCGAGGTGTATTATGAAGGTATTTACCATTTGGGATTTGAAAGCTAATTTGCATCTGCGTCCTTTTGCTGACGCTAACACTGTTTCCGCTATTCGCGGTTTTGAGCGCGCTGCGGAGGACCCTGAGTCTCCGTTCAAGCGCTATCCTCAAGATTTTGTTTTGAAAGAGATTGGTGAGTTTGATGAGATGACTGGGCGTATTGTTTTGAACGAATCTCCGCAGGTGATTTGTTCTGCTCTTGATTTTGTTAAGAAGCCTCAGGCTTCTGTTGTTTCTGTTCAGTAGATTTGGTATTTTTTGTCTATTGATTTTGGGCAGTACAATTTCGTACTGCCCTTTTTTTTTGGAGATTCTATGAATTCAGCTGGTTCATCCGTTCAGTCGCATTTTTCTAAGGTTCCTAGCGCTAATATTCAGCGCTCTGTTTTTAATCGTTCGTCGACTCTTAAGACGACTTTGAATGCTGGGTATTTGTATCCAGTTTTTGTTGATGAAGTTCTTCCTGGTGATACTGCTTCGTTGAAGATGAATATTTTGGCGCGTTTAGCGACGCCTGAGTTTCCGTACATGGATAACTTGTTGATGGATCTTCATTTTTGGTTTGTTCCCAATCGTCTTGTTTGGACTAATTGGGAGAGGTTCATGGGTGCGCAAAACAACCCTACTGACTCTATTTCTTATTTGGTTCCTCAGTTGGACGCGACTACGTACGCGGCCGGTGGTTTTCCTGAGGGCTCTATTCACGATTATTTTGGGTTGCCGATGGGTGTTTTGAATATCCCGCAAGCGGATATGCCTAATTGTTTGGTCCATCGTGCTTATAATTTGATTTGGAATCAGTGGTATCGTGATGAGAATTTGCAAAATTCTTTGACTGTTTCGTTGACTGATGGTCCTGATTCTACTGCGTTTGCGCTTCAGCGCCGTGGTCGTCGTAAAGATTATTTTACGTCTTCACTTCCGTTTGTTCAGAAATTTGCTACGTCGTATTTGCCTTTGAGCGGGAATGCTCCTGTTAAGTACGAGAACAATTTCGGTTCCGGTGGTACTGCCGCTGACGACAAGTATGTCGTTGCTTCTACTTCTGCTGGTACTGGTAACGTTGATTTTCGTTACGGCAATACTGCTAATGCGAACACGGGTCGTAACCCGGATGGTTCGCTTAATAACATGTATGCTGATTTGACCGTTGTTACTGCGGCTACTATCAATGACATTCGAACTGCTGTTACTCTTCAACAATTTTATGAACGCGATGCCCGTGGTGGTACGCGGTATGTTGAGTTACTGCTTTCTCATTTCGGTGTTGTGTCTCCTGATTTTCGTTTGCAACGTGCTGAGTATCTTGGTGGAGGGACTTTTCCGATCAACGTTAATCCTATTGCTCAGACTTCCGAGACGGCTGCTGGGACGCCACAAGGTAATTTGGCGGCGTTTGCCGTTGCTAAGGGTAATGGTCGTTTTAACCATTCGTTTGTTGAGCATGGTCACATTATTGGTCTTGTTTCTGTACGTGCGGACGTTACTTATCAGCAGGGGCTGAATAGGTCTTGGTCCCGCCGTACTCGTTACGATTTCTATTGGCCAGAGTTTGCTAACTTGGGCGAGCAGCCTGTTTACAATAAAGAGATCGAGATGGTTGGTTCTTTAGGTATTACCGATAACCAGGCTTTTGGTTATCAGGAGAGGTACGCTGAGTACCGTTATAAGCCATCGATGGTTACCGGTTTGTTTCGTTCTACTGCCGCTGCTTCTCTTGATGCTTGGCATTTGGCTTTGGATTTTGGTGGTACACCGCCGACCTTGGCGGGTTTGATTCCAGAGAATCCTCCTGTTGACCGTATTGTTCAGGTCACTTCTCAGCCTCAGTTTATTTTGGACACGTTTACTGAGCTTAAGCATGTTCGGCCGATGCCGACTTATTCCGTTCCTGGTTTGTCGAGGTTTTAATGTTTAGTTGTGATTCAGCCTGGTGTGAGGATCGTTTTTGTTTATTGCCCGAGTATCGTCATCGAGTCGGGCAATTTTTTTCAAAAATTTTTTCGTTCCGCCTCCGGCGGAAGAGGGGAATTTCATGGACCCGATAACCATTGGTTTAGGTCTTGCTGGGATTGGTTCAGCTCTTTTTGGTGCTAAGTCTCAGTCTGATGCTAACGAGCAGAATATTGCTATGGCTCGTGAGCAGATGGCTTTTCAGGAGCGTATGTCTAATACTGCTCATCAGCGTGAGCAGGCTGATTTGAAAGCTGCGGGTTTGAATCCGCTGTTAGGGGCGAAGATGGGCGGAGCTTCTGCTCCTGCTGGTGCCACTGCTAATTCCGTCGCCCCGACTTTGGATCTTGGTGGTGCTGCTTCTAGTGCGTTGTCTGGTGCTCGTTTGGATAACGAGTCCCGTTTGGCTGATGTGTCTATTAAGAAGCAGGTGGCTGATACTTTAGTTTCTCTTGAGTCTGCTCGTCTTACTGGTGCTGAGGCTAATATGCGTGAGATGGAGGTTCCTGGTTATTCTGGTGAGGTATCTTCTCGCCGAGGTAAGTTAGGTGCTGAGGCGGGTATTGCTGGTGTTGGTCAGCAGATTGCTGAGCGTACTCAGGATGCTGCTGTTTATGAGAAGAGGGCTAAGGCCTCTTCGGCTAAGTCTTTGGCTGATGCTGATCAGCTGTTGCGTCGTCGCGCTGAGGTTGGTCTTCGTAATGAGCGTCAGCGGGAGAAGTACCAATTTATTATGCAGCAGACGATGGATAATATGGGTGTCCCTGCGTTGGGTAAGCATATTTCTTCTGCCGCGGAAGCGGCTGGCGAGCATGCTGCTCGTGGTGTTTTGAAACTTCAAGGTAAGAAAGCGAAAGGTGCTAAATGATTGAGCGTAAGCGTAAGCGTGTTGTGTATAGAGATATTGGTTCGTTTGATGATAATCCTAGGTCTCCGACCTATGGTGAGTTTGTTGTTCCTGATGATTTATTGACGATTCAGGAGCCTGCTGAAGAGATGGATATTAATTTG